CCATTACGCATACAACATCTTGTAAGAATGCACCCATAGTAGTCCATGCTACTACATCATCTTTACTATTTTTCATTAGGATATTTAGACTTTGCCATGTACAGATAGTATGTGTTTTGCCTATATCTTTTCTATCACCAAAGTATACCCCTACATCTAAGCCTAGCCCTTTATAGTCTTTTTCAGTTTGAGTGACCAGTGATTTGTTTGGTACAATTACAATAGTTCTGCCATGTGCTTCGCATCGCTGACTTAGTGCTGCTGTCATAATAGTTTTGCCAGCACCTGTAGCAATTTCTTGTATTGATTGTGGATTTTCTAAAAAGTTGTTGATAATTTCAACTTGATAATCACGCAATTTAATAGGCTGTCCTTCCATAGGATGCCCTTCTGCCCAATTAATATGGGCAAACGTATTTTCAGTTACTTGCTCAAACGTAAAGTTAGTTGAATAATCTCTTTGATCATCAAGCTGTATGTCGTAGTTAAAATTATCTAATATTGGAATAATTTCAGGAAGTAAATTAGTATATGTGCTACCACCTAGTTGAAAGTAAGCAACTTTTCCATCCCATCTGCCTAATCTAACTGCTGGCTGATACCTTGCGCCAGGTACATCATACTTAAAGGTATTGACTAGCTTTTTACGAGCGTCAAGATCAAGCCCTTCAATCTTAATATTGACTTCGTCTTTAATTATAATTGTAGCTGTTTTCATATTGATATGTTTTCATGTTGTAATAATAACACACTTATCCCGTTAAATCAAAAAAACAGGCGCCGTTTTACAGGCGCCTGATAAAATGTATTGCTTTTTTTGTAGCAATACAGGAGCTACCTTTTATTTATACGCTAATTAGCGTATGGGTAAATTTTATGCTATTGAGTATTCATACTGGATAAACTTTTGTTTAGCCACGGAAGAACTAAATCTTTTTGATCCAAGTAACCCTTGGCTAATATTGATTTATCTGCAGAATCTGGTAATAATTTTGCATCTACTAAATCGTACCAACGTGTTTTTTTCAAGTCAAATGGGGTACGATGACTTTTATAAACTATGGCATGTAGCCAATTGTCAGTAGGATCTTTTTTAAAAAATCCTGACTTGCAATCCCACCCTGTTATAGCCAACATATGAATAAGATTTACTATGGTATAATGATAATAACAGCCATCATGTTGAGTAAAATCTAAATCTTTTTGCCGAATATTAGTTGTTTGTGGTACTATGATAGCTAGCATTGCCCCTTCTGAGCTAATATCTCGCCAATATGTTAGAGTTTTTATTGGATCAACAACATACTGGAAAGCATCATGACACCATAAAATATCAAATCCTCCAGGAGGTGCATTAATTTTAACCTCGAAATCTGCTCTCTGATAAATTATATTAGGATATGCACCGGCAATAGGTAGCCTGTTAAGAATATCTATGCCCTGACATTTAATATTAAGTTTAGTCTTTCGGTCATCACGCATGGTCCTTGTTGCCCACCATACTAAATCCTCGCCAGTTCCGCATCCTAAATCGGCAACTGTTTTTATAGACGCCATAAAATCGTCGTATTCATACAATTGATTTAAGGTGTGTAGACTATGCTGATGTGATTCTTCTGCGTTTCTAAACATGTTATACCTGTACGTCTTCCATTCCAGCTGCTCTAAGTCTAACAACATGCCCTAGCATAAAGTTTTTAGACTCAAGTCCTTTCATAATACCTAGATAACGATTTCGTAATAATGCAAGTTCATTTATTAATGTTTCAAAATCAATAACTTCATCTTCACCATCTACATACTTTTCGGCATCTCTACTAGTCAAAGCACGAGCATATCCTTCTAGATATTTTTGAAAATGTTTACGACGAATTTTACGTAGTTGAATATTAAGATAGTTTAATACAGCCTCAATCTCTTGTAATTGATTAAATCTATGCTCAGTAATGCCAGGTAAGGAAGTAATATTTTTTTCAATAATACCCCCTACCTGACATTCTTTTTTAGCATTTACAAGTTCAGCTTCATAGTGTGCGATAAAATCTGGTATTACACCTAAGTTAGCTGTTACTCGACTATACCACATAACTAGTTCTCATAATCTTCGTCTTCGTCTTCGTCGTAATCGTCTTCCTCTTCTTCTTCTAGATGATCTTTAAGATAACTGGTAAGAGCCCGCTTAATATCTGCTTCGCCCTTAAATGCATCTTTAATATCATCCGCAGAAATATCGTTGTCAATTAATACTGATACTAATGTTTCTGCTGCTTCATCACGATCAACTACGTTGATAAACCGTTTTAACTCGTTATAAATTTCTCTTGATAAATCTACTGACATTTTTATTCCTCCGTAGTTATGTCATCAGTACTTACTATTTCTGGGTGTTTACCAAAATTTTCCATAATTTTATCTAAACAACCATCTTCATTGGCTTCCCATTTTTTGCGGAATTGTTTAATAACTTCGCCGTCTGGAGTAGTAAACACTAGACTGTTGCCTTCTTTTTTCAGCATTTCACGCTTCTCAGCTAAGTCTACCATGCCGCTGTATGGATTCATGCCAGTTTCATAAGGAATCTTGATCTGCATACCTTCAAATGGTTTTGCATAACGTGTTTTCATTACTTTACAACCTGCACGAATACCCATTACATCAGAGATTTTGTTGCCATCTTCATCTTCTTTCAACTTCATTTTCTTCATAGCAACGACAATACTAGAAGCATAAATGAATCCTTGTCCGCCTGATATTTTATCATCAGGGTCAAACATATCTTGACTTGCGTAGGTATGATTAGTACAAACCATGCCAACGTTATAACTACCAAACATGTTTACGCAATTACGAACCAGTGATGTAAGTGCTTTAGGTTTACGACCCATGTCGCCTTTCATATCACCATCATCGAACTGTTTAACATCAGTAGGAGTTAATAACATACCCAGTGAGTCAATAACAAACAATACCTTGGGACGTTCGCCTTCTGGTAGTGTTTTATAATCACTCATAAATGTTGCAATTGTCTTAGCTACATCATCTATCATAGCCATGTTAAGTTTAAGTAACTTGCTTTCGTCAGTATCGACACCAAGTGCTTGCAACCAAGATTCGTCAAGAGCATTTTCTGAGTCAATTAATACAACAAAAATGCCTTGATCTTGTGCGTTTTTAACGATATTGCCTGAGCAAATGTAACTCTTGCCTGCACCGGATTCGCCTGCAAATACTGTTACTTTACCTAATGGAATACCTTTATTGAAATCGCCACTGATAAGATAGTTTAAAGCATAATTACCTGTTGAGATCCAATCAGTAGGATCATTATATCCAATAGACATACCTTCAATTGATTTGGTAATGTCTTTTCTAAATTTACTAAAGTCATAGGGCTTAGCCATGTTTAATCCTTTTATTGTTTTACTGCTAATAATACAGGGTATGACCCCTGTATTATTGATGGCTTAGTGCTTAGGCCTTTTGACGTGCTCGGATCATGGCCAAGATATCTTGTGCCTTATCCGATGATGCTGCGGGAGTTGCTACTGGAGCTGATGCTTCTGGAACATCATCCTCATCGAAACTACTCACTGGAGCAGCAGGTGCTGCTACTTTAGTAGGTGTAGAGAATGGATCATCGTCTTCTGCTGCTGCTGCCGGAGCTGCTGCTGATGATGAAGTACCAGATGTTGCCGGAGCACTTAGTCCTGCTGGACGGAAGTATTGTCCCCAACGTTCTGTGTCATAGCTTTGTCCATCAACTGAAGCTTCAAACATTTCTTTCATAACATTCAACTCAACTTCAGTTGGACGCTTAGGTAAGAATGTTGAAAGATCAAACAAGCCATATTGTTCAATTGCTGCTTGTTCAGCTTCTGTAAGTGCTGACTCTTTACGAGCCCATTTAGAACTGCTATAATCAGCAAAGCCGCCTTTGGAACCTTTGCTAATACGGAAGTCTAAGCCACGCAGATAATCTGTTGGCAATTCTTCCAATTCTGGATCCATAAGTGCTGATTTGATTGATGTAAAGATTTGTGGACCGATAATGAAACGACGGATTGGATTTTCCGGAGTCTTGTCGTCAGCAATAGGATTCTCACGAACAAAGCCTTGGAAAATATAATCACGCTTTTTCCAATACTTACGACCCATATCTTCAAGTGATTTGTCTTTAAACCAAGCACGAACTTCGCTCAAGATTGGGCAAGTTTCTCCCCACATCTCTACACATGGTACACGAACTTGTACTTGTTTAGATTCTAACTCGCCTTTAATACCAGCAAATGGTAGACGAATCATTGCACGTTCTTGCCAAAAGAAAGTGTTTTTTGTATTACCGTCTGGGATAAATCGAAGTACTGCGGCTGTGCCTTCTGCGATATTCCAATGTGGATAAATCGAGTTGTCGCCTTGTGATTGACTGCCTTGTTTGTTTTCTGTTTGTGCTAAACGAGCACGGATTTCTGCTAATGATGCCATTTTAAGATGCCTTTTTAATTAAGTAAAATGTGATGCCTATCTAATTTATGTTTAGATTTTAGTTGCCTGCCTAGTTAATTATACACATCTAGGTATGTGCTTACTACTAAAACGACAAACATAGTAAACTAGGTTTGCCATTTTATTCTTACGTCTTATTTATCTATTTATTTATACCTGATAAGAATTTTAAGCGGGCTATAGTATCCGCATCGCCACCTTCGACGGGTGTCATTTTGCCAGAATGTCCATATTGTCCTTCTAACCGATTGCCACTTTCTGCTGTCATTTGAGTAGGGTTAGATGATTTTTTATGTAAATTAGAAATTTTGTCATCAATCCATTGTCCGCCGGCTTCGCCAGCAGCAGCACCGGCTAATGCTCCGCCTTTCATTCCACGCTTACTACCTTTGCTTGCCTTTGAACCAGCTAATGCGCCAAGCCCAGTACCGATATATTTGCCGGCAGTGGCAAATCCACCTTCATTCATTTCTTTTTCTTCTTCAAAATCACTGGGTAAATTAACTAATTTTGAAGTGCCAGATGGACGAGTTTTGTTATATCTATCTAAATCTGCTTGAGTTTTTAATGGTTGAACATGAGAAGTTGTAGGTTTATTAAATTGATCAATACCTTTTGTATTACTGAATCCATTACCTGGATTATGTGATCCGGCAGCATACCCACCTAAAGCAGCAGCACCCACTAGCCCAGCGGCAGCTAATTTGCCTTTCCAACTTTCTTCCATATCATCTTCGTGCATGCCTGCGCTGCGGCGTAGTTGAATAAGTGGATCTTCCGAACCCTCACTCATACCACTTTGATCATTAGAAGCTTTATCGTATAAATTTTCATGGTCTCCAGTTACCACATTTTCAGGATCAAGTTGTTCGCCTGTAGTATTATCAACTACAGATACAATACTTATTTCCGGACCTTCTGCTGGACTACCACCACCATCGCCCCATGTTGCAGGCTGATATGATCCCGAAGTATTATAAGAAACTGTAACTGAAATCATTTGTTCTGGTTCTGGCGGCAGAGGATTATCTTCAGTTTCCTCTGTGCTTTCCCATGCCAACCACGCTGGATTAATTATTTCAGTTTCAAATTCATAATCAGCTCCGCGAGATTCTGATACCTCTTGTGCTGGTTCCTCTAGAGATTGATTAGTTAATTCTCCAATCACTTGTGCTACACCAGGATTATCTTTTAATTCTTCTAGTCTGTTAAGTATAATTTCTCTAGCATCAGCATCTGCATTTTTACTGGCCAATGCACCTAACTGTTCAAATAATTTATCATCGCCTATTAAGCTGTATAGTTGTTCAGTAACATTAATAGCATCAGGGCCAACTGGCAATTCTTGGCTTAGTAATTCAACAAGTGCTATTTGTTTTTCTTTTGTGTCAGGCAATGCCCAAGTACCTTCAAGTATAAGGTTTGCCCATCCTTCGAATATATTAGCTTCTTTCATTGCTTGTTCCCGTTGTAATCTTGCCAGTAAAGGTAATGCTTGTTCAACACGTGAGTCGATATTTTGTTCAACAAACATGTGGCGCAGGTCTTCAATAATAACATCTTCATCCGTTATTGCTGCTGGATCCCATGCTTCAAAGTACTTTATATATCCGGTTTTTGAACTTAAACTTTTTAAATTATGCTGTAGATTTTCGTAATATGCGCCTGCGCTTTCAACTAACTCGGCAGTCACACCTTCAAAAATTTTGCCCTGATTGGCACGTTTGAATCTACTTAGTACATTCATTTCTTCTACGATTTGAGCAATGTGATTGCCACGAATATCGTAAGGTTTACCACCTTGTCGTACATGTTCTATCATGGCACGACCTGCTGATAATTTTGTAAATGGTAATTTGTATCTTTCGCCTTCTGCCGTTTCTACAAATAAACTTTCAATGTAACGAAAACGAGCATCATTTTCACCAATGACACGTTTGTGTTTAATCATTAACCGTGCTTCAGTTTCCATTCCATTCCAAGAACGAGTTTTTGTGCCGGCCCAACTTTCAAACAATCCTTCTTTGATTGCTGCTTGACCTTGCATACTATATCTTAGTTTACTTAAATCGTTAGCGTTAAACCCGCCTTTCATGTCATCACGTACTGCTAAGTTCTTTAGTTGCGATAAAAAAGAAAACCATCCATCTTTATCCTCTGAATCCATGCTTTTTCCCAGATTATCTCCAAAGAAAAGTGTCAATCCTTCGTCATTAATCATAGCTACTGCTGTACCATAGTCCTTACCTGATTGTGCTTTGTAATCAAATTTGTACGATACTGGCTTAATCGTAGACCCGCTAGTATTGTTAAGCGGTACTTTTTCTGGATTGAAATCTCTAGTAACTAGTAAGTTATATAGTTCTTGATCGGGTGTATTTTGATTCATAGTATTATTTATGTTTAATACATCGTAGCAATGAATGGCAACGGCGGAACGATACTTTCACCATGATCACGCATTTGAGTGTCCATCTCTGGGTGATATGTCTGCAATAGTATCATCATGCGTGTAACTAGTAGTGTAGCCATAACTAAGTCGTCAGTTGACCCGGGTTTAGCTGCATAACTAACTCCATTGGCCACAAATGTTTTAAGTTCAGAAATGAGTGGACGACTCCGTAATTTCATTTTATTTGATTCTATCAACGTTTTTAACTTAGAACATGCTGTTAGCTTGTTTTTAGGACTAGTGTTAAAACCTTTCCGATACCTGCCGGCTCCTCTGGTAGGGTCTGACAAGAAATAGCCCTTAATGTTCTCTTCTCCAAACTGCTCTATAGATATAAGTGCAGCTTCTCCGATAGTGTTATTCTCAACCGAATAATATATTGATTGTTCGTCTTTGGTAAAACTATAAATGTGTTTTATAATGTCTGCAAGTATACGTACTTGCTCAGGAATTGTTGTTCTATTGTGTTTCCATTCACCAATTTGTTCTGTACTAT